GGCATAAGGGTTTGAAGCGTTCCCATAGGCCTGGGATTCTTTCTGGTGGCGCTAGGTTCCAGGCTACGAGCGTCAGCCCTAAGGACTCTATGGCTGTGGAGTCCAGGCACCTGCAACTTGAAGAAGTGGCGCGGCTGTTCCGTGTCCCTATTTCGATGCTTTCTACGGCTATGCCTGGCGCTATGTCGTATGCCTCAGTTGAGGAGCAGCATATTGAGTTTGTGACTATGACTCTGCGCCCATACGTTCACAAGCTCGAAGAATCTTTCAGCACTTTGTTGCCGTCTGATGCTTTTCTTCGCTTCAGCATGGAAGGTTTGCTTCGCGGTAATATCACTTCACGTTACGCGGCTTACTCGCAAGGCGTTCAGGCTGGTTTCCTTTCCATCGCTGATATTCGACGGCTTGAGGATTTGCGGCCCGTTGAGGGTTCGGATACTTTACGCGTGCCATTAGCGAACGTGAACCTCGATGCCGCGAATATCGTTGAAATGGATAAGCGTATTCTTATGGCGCAGCGGCTTATCGTTATCGGTTTTGAACCCTCATCTGTTATGGCTTCTCTTGGCTTGCCAGATATTGTTCATACTGGTTTGCCGTCTGTGCAGTTGCAGCAGGCCGCCACGTTCGAGCCTGCTGATCCAGCGGAGGCTTACCCTGTGCGCGACTTCGATCCTGAGGATTTAACTGAAGCGATGATTAACGCTGTGCGTACCATTCCCGCGCCTATTGTGAACGTTCCTCAGCCTGTCGTGAATGTGACTGTGCCTGAGGCTGATAAGCGGGTGCGTACCGTGGAGCGTGATGATGAGGGCAACATTCTTAGGATCGTGGAGGAATAATGGCGCTCAACGATAATGGGCTTAACGCTCAGGTGGGCGGCCTTACTGCTGTTGCGTCATACGCATCGCTTCACACTTCTGAACCTAATTCTTCTGGTTCTGCCGAGGTTTCTGGCGGTTCCTATACCCGTGAGGCTATTTCTTGGGGTGCTGCTTCTGGTGGTACTGCAACGAATGACACCGCTATTGTTTTCGATGTTCCTACTGGAACAACGATCACGCACCTTGGGTATTGGAGTGCCGCCAGCGGTGGAACGTTCTACGGTTCCCGCGTTCTTAATGTTTCACAAACATTCTCTAGTGACGGCACTTACACGATTGCTATTGGGAATCTGTCCGAAACTATTAGTTAATGGCTGGGCTGTTCACTCTCAATTCTGAGAGTTTAGGTGTCCTTGATGAGGATGTTCTTGGCGGTTTAGGCACTGGCTATGTTGTAGGCCAGAACAGTTCCTCTGGTGCCGCTATCGGTATTGAGGGTGCCGCTGGCGTAGTCGCTGGGGCGAATACTTCCGATGGTTCGGCAAATGGTGTTCCTGGTTTTTCTGGTGCCGCTACGGGCCTGCAATCCTCCAACGGCACTAATATCGGTACTCCTGATATTTTTGGTACTGCTGATGGGGCAGCAAGTTCTATTGGTTCTGCTGTAGGCAATCCAAGCGTTACAGGTTTCTGTTCTGGTAATTCAAGTTCCAGCGGTTCTGCCACTGGTTCACCATTTACTCCTACTCCTCCTCAGCCTGAGCCGAGCGGTAAGGGTGGCAGGTACGCTCCACGCTTCGATTATTCGAAGAAGCCTCTACGTCCCCTGAGGCGTTCAGGGGGCGTGACAGGCTCTAGCAATTCCGGTGGTGTCATTACCGGGCTGTGTGGGTTCTCTGGACGCAGCGTAGGCGTATCAGCCTCTAGCGGTGCTTGTGGCGGCGTGCGTTGGCCTTCTGATGAACTTCTGGCTAAGTGGGCGAGAATTGCCGCGCGTAAGAAACTCGAAAACGAATTATTAATGTTGGAGATGCTGTGACAATTCAAACCGCTGTGCTTACTGTCGGCACTGCCCTAGTGCAGGTTGTTGATCCCGATAATGAGCCTCAGCGCGTCACGCTCACTAATTTGCAGCCTGGTGAAACTGTTGGCGCTTTATCTCGCTCGGGCCACGTTTTCCTTGCCTCAAATAAGTTCAGTATCACTAATAACGGTAGCGCGTTTCTTCAGATCACTACCGGGGAATATGGCGCTCAGTTTGAGTTTTACGAGATTGTTGCCGCTGGTTCAAATGTTTATGCCGAACTGCTAGAAGGCGCAACGTTTGGAAGTGCGACAACTGTTACGGCATATAATTTGAATCGTGCTAGCCTAAGGACACCTTTAAGTACCCTGAGTGCTGCTACCGCTGTGAGCGGTGGAACGGTAATCAGTACCGAGTTTATTACGGCCTCTAATCAGGCTGGCGGTATCCAACTCAGCGCAAAAATACACACTCTCGAACCAAATACTTCCTACGTTATGCGTTTTACTGACGTTGGCGGTAATGGTGCTACCGCTTATCTTCAATTAGGGTTTTCTGAGCAGTTCAACGGTGCTAACGATATTTGGCTCGGTACTGCTAATAGTTCATTCGTTCTGAAATCAGGGCAAACGCTACAGCTCGATTTGCACAGAGGTGAGGGCCTAGTTGCCTCTACTGATTCTCAAGATTGCGAAATCAGCGTCATGCGGCAGGTGTATGTTTAATGCCTTATTTTATTTCTGACTCTAACCCTGACTGCTCAGGTTGGGCCGTTGAAAAAGAAGATGGCGAAATCCTCGGCTGCCATGCCACTAAGCAGGCCGCTATTGATCAGATGGTTGCTGTATCTATTGCTGAGGGTTTAGAGCCTGGCGGTGAGCGGACAGAGCTTAGGGCTGTTGATGTTCCCGCTTATATCGCTGATGCTGCCGCGCGTGGTTTAGCGCTGCGCGCTGATGGTTTCGGTGGGGATGGCCTAACAGAGGGCACGATCCGCGAGGCGCGCGAAATGGCCGACGGCACTATTAGCGACAATAAAGTTATTCGCGCTAATGCTTGGGCCGCGCGGCACGCGGTTGATCTTGAAGCTGAACAGAACACTAATCCAGAGAATGACGGCTGGCCCGGTAACGGTGCTGTCGCTCACTACCTGTGGGGTATTGATCCAACTAACCCAGGCCCGGCGCGGCGCTGGTTTGAACGAGAAGCAGCACGCTTACAGGAAAGGGCTGTTATGTCTGATGTTGAAATCCGCATGTTTGATACGGAGCCTTTAGAGCTTCGGGATAGCAGCGAAGGTATCGGCACTTTTTCTGGTTGGGCTATGCGCTACGGGAAGCCTTCTCTGCCGTTGCCGTTCACGGAGTTTTTCCAGCCTGGCGCGTTTACTCGTTCACTGAAGTCCCGTAACGATATTCGCCTCTACGTGAATCACGATGATCGCATGGTGCTCGCCTCAAGGCGCGCTAAGACTCTGCGCCTAGAGGATCGTGAAGAGGGCCTGTGGGTTGAGGCTGATCTACCTGATACTTCTTACGCGCGTGATCTTCGGGAACTTATGAAGCGTGGCGATGTGCACACTCAGTCCATTGGGTTTACTGCCGTTCGTGACGAATGGAGCAATGACGGTGCCGAGCGTCGAGTAACAGAGGCACGCCTCCACGAAACGTCTATCGTTACTGGTATCGCTGCGTATCCTTCTACGAGCGCGGCAGTACGCAATATCCGCCTTATCGCTAAGCGCACGCAGATTGATGCCGAGCAACTATCAGACGCTATTAGCGCTTTGGAAGCCGGAGATATTGACGCGGAGCAGGCCGATATTCTGCGTACCGTGGTGGATCGTGCCGCGGGCATACCAGAGAAAACACCTACTGTTCCTGTATCGTTGCTTCAGAAGAAGCTTGATCTGATTGCGAAGTCACTCTAGTTTTCTGATACGTCGGAGCCGACGATCAGAGTACGTGCGCGGAGCCGCGCCGTTTGTAATACCTGCGCACTAAATAAATCCATTTAAGGAGAAACAAATGCAGTATTTGAAGCAGCAGATGGAGGCCCGCCAGCAGGCGTGGCACGCTGCTAAGACTCTGCTCGATGCGGCTGCCGCGGAGAACCGTGATCTGTCAGCCGAAGAGGAGCAGTCTTACGCACGCATGATGGCTGATATTGATGAGCGTTCGCAGAAGATCGCTGATCTTCAGGCCGCTGAGTCACGCGCAGCAGCAATCGAAGCAGCGGTTGTTTCCGCTCCTGAGGTTCGCGCTGAGGTTCGCATGGCTGCACCTGAAACCGATTCGGATATTATCCGCCAGTTGGCTATGGGTGAGCGTCGTTCCTTCACGTTCGAGCGTCGTGCACTGAACACTTCGGACGATTCCGCTATCGTTCCGCAGTCGTTCTATGATGTTATTCAGGAGAACTTGCTTTACACTGGCCCGTTCCCGGATAGCAACCTGTTCACTGTCCTGAACACCGCCAGCGGTGAGGATATTAAGGTTCCTGTGGAGTCCACCCGTCCGGTTGGTTCCGCTGTTTCTGAGGGTGCAACTATCGGCACTTCAGAGGGCACCTTCTCCAATGTCACGCTTCGCGCTCACAAGTACGGCACGCTTGTGCTTGTGTCCCGTGAACTGATTGAGGATAGCGGTATTGATCTGGTTCCGTTCTTGGGCCGTCAGTTGGGTGTTGCTCTCGGCACCGCAATCAACTCGGCGCTGACTCTCGGCACCGGAACCGTGGAGCCCGCGGGTATCTCCGCTTCGGCTGGTTCAGGCGTTACTGGTGGCACCGCCGTTAGCGGCGCGTTCACCGCTGACAACCTGATTGATCTGGCTCACAGCATTGATACGGCTTACGCCATGCGCCCGAACGTGGCATGGATGATGAGCCGCGCCACCCTCGGCGCTGTGCGCAAGCTCAAGGACAACCAAGGCGCGTACCTGTACGCTCCTGCCGCTACCGTGGGCAGCCCGGATACCCTCCTCGGCTACCGCATCGCGGAAAACCCGTATGTCGCCGCAATTGGAACCAGTGCAAAGTCCGTACTGTTCGGTGATATGTCCTCCTATCATGTCCGCCAGGTTGGCGGTATTGAGGTTGTGCGTTCGGATGAGGCGTACTTCACTTCGGATCAGGTTGCGTTCCGCGCACTTATCCGCATTGATGGCGCTCTCGGACAATCCGGCGCAGTCAAATACTTCCAGGGTGCCGCTTCCTAGCATCTTGGAGTAAACGTGCCGGGGCCTTTCGGCGCAGGAGTTAGGCCCCGGCACCCCCCCTGCGAATACCTGCGATGATTGGATTCCCTGCGATGAATCGTGCTGAACGTAGAAGTAAGAGCCGCGTGAAACTTGATCCACTTGCGATTATGTGGTTCAGCAATGCTCCTTGGGCTGGTACTGGTTACGGTACGCAAACCGCTCAGGCAATACGGCATTTCATGGCTGATGGGCATAAGGTTGCGGTTTCCGCTAACTATGGCCTTCAGGCTATGCAAACCGTGTGGGAAGATATCCCCATATATCCGATGGGATATGAACCGTATTCGAATGATGTTCAATCCTCGAACTTTAAGAACTGGCAACGGCTGAACCCTGACAGGAAATCCCTGTTCATTACCCTGTTTGATGCGTGGGTGTTAAAAGGTAATTTCTGGGATCAGCAGGAAACCGCCATTTGGACGATGGTTGATCATGTCCCGGTACCTCCAGCGGTTATTTCTTTCTTGAAGAAACCTACGGTGACTCCGATAGCGGTTACGCAGTTCGGGCTTGAGCAGATTCAACGCCTAGATATTGAATCTCTTTATGTTCCTATGGCTATTGATACTGAAATGTATAAGCCTACGGAGTTCTTCGATAACGGTAGTGAGCGGCTTGCTGGCTGGCAGTTGATGGGCTGGGATGAGGCCCATAAGGATCGTTTCACTATCAGCCTGATTAACGCTAATAAGGGCGTGGTTCCTTCCCGTAAAGCATGGGGTGAGAATCTGCTTGCTTGTTCTATTTTCTTGAAGGATCACCCTGACGCTCAGGTGTATTTGCATACTGAGCGGTACGGCAATATGGGTGGCATTAATCTTGATACGCTGGTGAAAGCGGTTGGGATTAACGAGGATCAAATCAGGTTCGTGAACCAGTACGCGTTCCATACGACTATCCCTAATGAGGCTATGGCCTCGATCTATACGGCCTCTGATGTTCTCCTTGCTTCCACTATGGGTGAGGGTTTCGGGCTTACTGTCCTTGAGGCTGAGTCTTGTGGTACGCGCGTAATCGCTAATAACTTCTCGGCGCAGCCGGAACTTATCGCTGATGGTTGGCTTACTGAGGGCCAACCGTGGTGGGATGCGCAACAGCTCGCCTGGTTCAATACTCCTTCAGTGCCTAGCATTGTTTCCTGCTTGGAGGAGGCATACGCTAAAGGTAAGTCTCGTAGTGATGCTGCCCGCGCGCACGCTGCCCAATATGACTCTGCGCTAGTGTATGAGCAGTATTGGCGGCCTGCCCTGAAAGTTCTCAGCGCATGAAGGTAGCCTGGCTCACTCATCATCTACCCGGCGAGAATAACGCTTCTTGGGCGTTGCCTGGTAATTTCGCTGGTGGCGCTGAGATGTGTGACACGGCGATGATCGAGCAGAAGCCAGACGGTATTGAGGTGGATTTGCTTCCACCTGATAAATGGGAACAAGCGTTATCCTATGACAGGCTGGTGATTACTGGCACTGATCAACTAACGGATAAAGCATTATTGGCTTTGTCTGAGGTGAAGCCTCTGGTGTGGGTGCATCACGCTCAGGCTCAGACGGCGGATAGGGCCGTGCTGTTTCAGAGGGCTGATCCTTTCGTGTGTATGTCGGCTCTTCACGCTGAGCTTGAAGGTAAGTGGACTGGTACTAGCCCGCAATGGAATCACGGGTTTATTAATCCGCGCGGTATTCATCCTGGCCCTAAGGATGATCACGCTTTGTGGGCTGCCCGTAACCATCCTCAGAAGGGCCTAATGCAGGCGCGTATTTGGGCGTTGAATAATGATATTCCTCTGGTGGAATTGACGAATCAGCCGCGGGAAAATGTGCTTGATGCTATGAGTGTGGCCCGCTGGTTTGTCTTTCTGCCTAAGGGTTTCGATGCCTGTCCTCGTACTTTGATTGAGGCTGAACTTGCCGGGTGCGAGATTGTCACTAATGGGCTTGCGGGCCGCCGTGATCCTGGCGATATTCGGGAAGTGTTGCAGCGGCAGATTAATAAGTTTTGGAATTGGCTGTGAGCGTCGGCATAGTTATTGCGTGTTCGAGTTTGTATCGTCACCATTTACAGCCGCATCTTGATTCGATCATGCGCCTTGAACGTAAGCCCGATGAAATAACCCTGGTAACTGATGGTGATTTTACCGCGCCAATGATTACAAATGTTGTGCGCATGGATATTCCTTGGGCGCTCGGTGACTGGTATAACGCGGGCGTAGAGGCCACAGAAACCGATTGGGTTGCGTGGAGTGGCGCTGATGATCTTTACCGCCCTACGGCGCTGAATAGCCTTGATAGCGCTACTGCTGATGTTGTCTGCTTCGGCCTGCATTATTCAACTGGGATGAACTGGTTACCTCAGGGCATCACCCCTGAAGCGATTCTGAAACTTGAAACTAATCTGATTACGTGCGGTTCACCTTTCCGCCGGAAACTGTGGGAAGAGATTCCATTTCAGGCTGAGGTTGCCCCAGTTGAGGATTGGGGTTTCTGGGTTGGGTGCGCGTTGCAGGGTGCCCGCTTCGAGTCTGCTCACCAGATTGATATTGATTACGCGCATGGGCCAGATCACCTGGCACCTGATTTGAATAACAGCCGGGAACTTATCCGGGCCTGGTTGAATAAGAGGAGTTCTAGTGGCGATCAATAACGGCTATGCCACATTGACTGAGATTAAGGCTGCCGCGCGTATCCCTGTCTCAGATACCGTGGATGATTCACTTCTTGAGTCTGCTATTGAGTCTGCTTCCCGGTTGATTGATCAGCATTGTGAGCGCCGCTTCTTCACGAACGGCACAGAAACTAGGGTTTACGCTACGCACGATTACTACTGGTGCGATATTGATGATGTTGCTGGTACGGCAATAACCATCAAGACAGCGAGTAACCTGGATCGTATCTATGATCAGACTTGGGCCGCCACCGATTACCAGCTTGAACCTGTGAACCGTATCCAGGCTGGGGTTGCTTTCCCTGTTACTCGTATCCGCGCGGTAGGTGATTACCTGTTTACGCCTTCAAGTGAGACTACGGTTGAGGTTACGGGCGTGTTTGGTTTCGCTACCGCTGTGCCTACTCAGGTGAAGCAGGCCACGATCATTGAGGCGCTTCGCCTTTATAAGCGCCTTGATAGCCCGCTAGGTTTTGCCGGGTTCGGTGATATGGGCGTGGCTAGGGTTTCTTCTCGCATTGATCCTGACGTTGCCATGCTGCTGTCCCAGTTTCGTAAGCAAGCTCCTGGTGTGGCATGAGTTCCATAGGTGACATGCGCGAAGGTATCGCCGCTAACCTTTCCACGATTAGTGGGCTGCGTACCTCCTGGTATGT